ATACATTTTGATAAGCTTACTTTTGCTTTGTAATACTGTATTTTATTGTACACTTGCTTTGGAAATACATACGAATAGTGATGCATCTCCGCGCCGGTTTTGGTATAAAGCTCATCGCTGCTAATGTGTTTTTTAACAATGTTTGCAGTTTGTGGATATTTTATTGTTGGAGGTCTATGCGTAAGCCAAGTTGAACCAGGAACAACTCTAAAAATTCTTAAAAAATTATCTGTATTTAATTCAAAGCCAGTCAGATAATGGTCAAAACCGCCATAAAAACTTCTGCTTCTTACTCCAACGCTAGTTGGCTTTTCTTCTTCTAGAAATTGTATTATTTTTTTTAAATTTTCTGCTGTATAGACTTCATCACTATCTAAATTCCATAAATATTCAATATCATCTCTTAAAAATTGTAAATAAGCATTGCACTGTTGGTCTTTTTCGGCAAATTGCCCATGAACTATTTTAATTTTATTTTCCGGGTCTGGAAAGTTGTGTAAGATTTCGTTTGTCCTGTCAGTTGAAGTCGATCTGCCTTTATCTTGCCAATACTTCACTGGTCCTTCTGCGATGAGAATTTGTGTAGCAAAAGGATAAACTTGCTCTAAGCACTCGCTTAGAACATAATCTCCCTCAAAAACAATCATACCAAAAGCAATTTTTAACATTTTGTTTCCTTTAATGACTCATAATATTCATCACAAATTTTTTTTATAAAATCATTACTTGGCTTTACTATACCATGACGCTCTGCGACTGTATAAGTGTTTTTATCGAAATCAGTTTTAAAATTTGAAAAATGACAATAAAGCAAATCTTGCTCCAAATTATTCCATAAAATTTTATCTTTTTTATATAAATGTTGATTAAAATTCCAAGGTGCAAGATGACCAATAAATTTATCTAGCACAGATACATTTTGGAATAATTCAGGGAACAATTCTAGATATTTTTGATCGCCGCAAGAACTATGTGTTGAATAATACTGGTGGTCCGTAAACAGCAGACAATTTTTCCACCAAGTCAAGCATTTATAGCCGTTAATATCGTTCTTGAAATAAACAATACCAACGTTATATTTTCCATTTAGTGTAGATGTTTCGCACCTATGTTCTACTATGCCGACACTAATTTTATCTAAATGTTTATATAAATTTTCCCAATTACTAAAAAAATATATATCAGCGTCTATATATAAAACATCATCGCACTCTAAAGTATCTAAACAATACCAAGTAAAATAAGGCGATAAAGTCCAGATAAATTGAAGTCTTTTTGCTTTATCGATATTTCCAGCGCTGTTTATTAATGCCTCTCTGGACGGGTCGTTGTTCCGAGCATGAAAAAGGCTTTTATCATTTTCATACAAATTTTCTAATTTATAAAGTTTAATATTTTCATCATTTATAGAATTAAATATTTGGTCGTCTAGACACAATAGATGCAAAATATATTTGTCGGAGTATTTTTTTAATGATTTATTTAAAGCAAGAACACGATTTAAAAAATTAAAGTCAGCTACTGTGCAAAAATTTTTCATATAAATTTTTTTAATCCCTTGAATACTGGTAATTTATAACCAGCTTTTTTTAATTTTTCATTACTTATTGAATATCTTACGTCTTGTCCTAGTCTATTTTCTACAAATTTAATATGCTTGCTATAGTCAGAAATATCATACCAAGATGCAATTTCTTTAACTACTTCTAAATTAGTCATATGATTATTGGCAGAAATATTAAATATTTCATTTTTTATGCCACTCTTTAATAGAAAATATATAGCTGCAACATTGTCTTTTACATATATCCAATCTCTGACATACGAACCATCACCATGAATTGGAATCTTTCTTCCAGTCTCAAGTGAATGGATTATTTGAGGAATCAACTTTTCTACGTATTGTCTTTCACCATAGTTATTGGAGCTTCTTGTTATCAAATATTCTAAGCCAAACGTTTTATTATAGGACATAACAAACATTTCTGCTGCTGCCTTAGAAGCAGAGTATGGATTACCAGGATTTAACTTATCTTCTTCAGTATATTGCTCTTCGCGTATATCCCCATATACCTCGTCAGTGCTGACGTGTAGCAGGAACGGGCGATTGTAAATCTTGCCTCTTATTAATTCCAATAAATTAAAGACGCCTTTAGTATTTGACTCAAAGAAAACTTTCGGTGATTCAATGGAATTATCTACATGCGACTCGGCAGCAAAATTTACTACACAATCGCACGGAGGTAAATGGTTCAAAGAGACAAGATCATCAACTATTAATTTATAATTTTTGTGATTATCCCATGATAATTTATTTGAAGAAGCATAAGTCATTTTGTCTATATCAATTACTTCATCGCCTTGCGATAAGGCTAACTCAACAAAGTGACTACCTATAAATCCTCTACCGCCTATAACTAATATTTTCATTTTTTTTCCAAGAATAATTTTTGATATTTTTTAAATACTTCTTTTTCTTCTCGCTGCTTCCAGCTATTGTTTTCAATATTTGTTGATACGCCTTCTGGGTTAAAGAAGTACAGCCCGAGCGGTTTGTTAAGTTTTGCAAATTTTACGTCGTTGAAAGCGCATCGCAGCCAAAACTCCCAATCGCTTGCGCTGCGATAGCCTTCTTCAAAATATCCATGCTTATCATGTAAACGCTTACGCCACATCGGCATACAATGAGGAGGATTACCACGAAGCATAGCTTCTAATGAGAATTGTTCGCTTGGATATACAGACTTTGCTGTATTTTTTTCCCAAGTTTCATTTGAATTATTTGTAATTAAATTATCAGCATAAACAACGTCAACATCACTACAAGCTGCAAGTTTTTTAGCTAATTCTTCCATAAACTTTGGCGATTTTCTGTCATCAATATTTGCATTAGTAAGAAATTCTCCAGTAGCCATTTTAGCAGCTAAATTCCAACATGCATATAAACCAGGATCACTATCTAATCTCTTATAAATTATATTGTTAGGAAATTTTTCAACGTATTCTTTAATTACTGGCTCTTCGTTTCCTGGGGAATTTGCATTTATGATGATAAGTTCGCATTTATCTTTGAAAATCGTTTGCCTTGTAATATCTTCTAGAAAAGATTTTATAAATTTATCACCTTTATAAACTGATGTAAGGATGGAAATTTTAGGCAATTTTTCTAAGGGTACAACCAGTGCCTTTTCGCCAGTTGCAAATTCAGAAAATTTACCGTAAACAACTTCTTTTGTAAATTGCTGTCTAATCCATTTATTTAATTTTTTAGACCAGCTCTGGAAACGCGGATAATCCTTATATACTTCCCTCATTTTTGCTTTTACTGAAGTGTGTACCGGATACGCCCAGCTTGTTTGTTCTTCCAAAACACCTTGCCAAACGTGCTCTTTAGCAATTGGTTTAAGCTCATAATCAATTTTTGCAAACATCTTTTTAGGCTTTTCTTGCTCATCGAGCATCGTCAAGAAATCTAAATGCCCGCTCCAATCAGTAGCAATAACAGGCTTTTCATTATAAGCGGCTTCAAATAATGGAAAACCAAAACCTTCTCCGTGCGTAGTTGAGATAACTGCTTTAATTTTTGGGTGTTTGTATAGCGCTTGCATTTCCGCTTCGCTCATATGACCATGAAGCAAGTGAACCGAGCATTTTCTTTCTTTGAAGTTATCTAGGAATAATTTTAATTTTGTTTCTGTGAAACCCGCGTCAAGTAAAGAGTCGTTTGCTGTATTAATTTTTAATACCAAACCAACTTCTTCATTTTTAAACTCTTCAACAAAAGCTTGAATTGTTTGTTCCAAATTCTTTCTTGGACCCCATTGGCAAACTGCAAGAAAATTAAAATCATTCTTGAGGCTTAAGTCTACATTTACTTCGGCGTAGTCTCTTACTGGAAAATGGCAAACTTCTATTGGAGTTGTAACTTTAAATTTATTGCCTTTCTCATCTCCAAAGATAGGCTCTACAAAACTTTTTTTAGCATGTTCGCTTATAACAATTATCTTATCCATTTGCTGGCTTGGCAGCACCCAAGCAGGTGAAATTGCATTAGTTTCAATCCCAGCTGTATATCCAATATTATATGCAGCCATTTTTTTCCATTCGTTTGGAATAGTTACTTGAATAGAAATATCAAAATTTGGTTGATTTTTAGTTACATGTAAAAATTGTTGTGTTTTCACACAAATTGAATCAATTAACTTTTTTTCTTCATTTTCTTCAAATAAATTACCAGTGTTTCCCCAATTTGTAGGAAGAACATAAATATCAAATATTTCTTGACTCATCAAAGATCTTAATGCAAAACGAGCCATTTCGCCATAGCCAGAACGACTCAAAATAGGACCACTAATCAATACTTTTTTCATTTTAAAATTCCTTTAATGTCCAAGATTTATAATTTTTACGTGTTTCCCAAGAACCATATTTTTCGTGGACTTCACGTAATATTTTATCCCATTTCTTACCATATTGTTCAAAGCTAAAGTTTTTATTTACATGTTCTATGGCTTTTTTACCAATAGCTTTTCTTTCTTCTCTGGTCATGTTATGGATTTTAATCATGGCTTGAATAACATCTTCTCCAGAAACACGATCCTCATAAATGTAGGGTACATCTTGTGACCCAATAATCGCTTTTGATGCTGGTTCGATTGCTACTCCAAACTCTTCTCCACTCTCGCTAATAACTTGATCCTGCATACCGCCAGTTTTATTAGCTATGACTGGGGTTCCACAGGAAAGCGACTCAAGAACAGACAATCCAAAACCTTCGGCATCACTAATATTAATAGTGCAATCAGCTGCGTTATAAAATTGTGCCATAACTTGTGGAGGAACTTTACCGTTTGATATAGCAAAATTTTCTCTTGTTAGTTGTAACTCTTTAGCAATTGCTTCTAAATCCTGACCATTGGGATCTTTTGGGTCAGTGTGCATAAGCATAAATGCTTTATCGTTTCCAACGCGGTCTAAAAATTGTTTATACCACCATAGTACAGAACCACTCATCTTACGACGAGCATTTCTATTCGTCCAAAAAAACATAGTTTTATTTTTTTGCATCAATTGTTTATAATCTTTTTCCTCTAAAGGCTTAAACCATTCAGGATTTACAGCGTGCGGTAAATATTCTTCTTCGACTTCTGGGGCGACTGTTCTTACAATATCGCTTGTTAATTTACTAATTGTCACTATTTTGTCGTTCGATAAATAAAAGTTACGGTTAAATTTTGGGTATGGATAATTGTCCCAAACATGGTAATAAATCATTGGCACATTTGCACGAACCTCTTGAGCAAAATTCCATAACCAAGTCCAAAAGCGCGGATCTGTCATAAACCAAAGAATATCTGGCTTAAAATCTCTTAAGTATGCACGGATATGGTCTGGTGTCCCATACCCATCAATTGGTACAACGATAAAATCGTCACCCCATTCTTCTGTTTTCATTGGACGATAATCATTATGTTTTAGAGCACCTCCTAAACATAAAAATTGATAATTACCAGTTTTTAGTAAAGAATCAATCATATATTTTGTTTGCGTTCCGACTCCGCTTGGGCTAAAAGGGTGATCGCTTAAAACTAACACTTTTAGTTTTTTATCTGACATTTTGTTTTTCCTTTTCTAGGTCATTATCATACATTATTTTTGCTAATTGTTTTAATTCGATACTTGGCTTCCATCCAAGAATATTTTTTGCTTTTGTAGGATTTGCCTGAAGCAACGGCACCTCGCTTGGACGTTTAAAATTTTCGTCAATAACAACGTGCTTCATTATATCATAACCAGCAATTTCAGAAACACAAGTTATAAAATCCTTTATTGTATGAGTTTTTCCAGTTCCAACAACATAATCATCTGCAATTTCATGTTGCATCATTTTCCACATAACTTCAACATATTCTTTTGCATATCCCCAATCGCGCTTTGCTTCTAAATTTCCAAGACGCAGTTCTTTTTGAAGCCCCAACGTAATTCTTGCAGCGGCTTTAGTAATTTTTCTAGTAACAAACTGTTCTCCTCGACGTTCGCTTTCGTGATTAAAAAGGATACCATTACAAGAAAATAATCCATATGCCTTACGATAATTTATAACTAAATTGTGTGCTGCTACTTTAGAACATGCATAAGGAGAAACTGGAGAAAACGGAGTATTTTCATTTTGTGGAGCAGTGCTATTGTCTCCATACATTTCAGAAGTTGATGCTTGATAGAATTTCGTATTTGGAGAAATATTTCTTATTGCCTCTAGGCAATTTAGTACTCCACTAGCGTTTATTTGAAAAGTACTTTCTGGGCTTGTGAAGGATGCTCCAACGTGGCTTTGTGCCGCTAAATTATAAAATTCATCTGGTTTATAAGTATTTATAATTTTCCATAGAGAAGCACTATCTGTCAGATCTCCATTTTCTATTGTTAGGTTTGGATTACATAATAAATGTTCAATATTAAATAATTTTTTGTCTTCTATTGAAGATCTTCTAACGATTCCAACGACCTTATAGTTTTTTTCTAAAAGTAATTCTGCTAAAAAACTTCCATCTTGTCCATTTATTCCAGTAATAATCGCTGTTTTCATTTTATACCTTTATGATATCTATACCCTTAGCTTTATAATAGTTTCCTAATATTTCTGCTATTTCATTAACTTGCTTTTCAGTAGAAGTTATTTCTATGTGAATAGGAGGTTCTGTTTTGATTATAAAAAAAACTATTCTATATTTTACTATGGGCAATGTTCTGTCTTTTTAAATTCGCAATAAGTACAGCTCATGCGATTTTTTGGAAAGTTCTTTTTATCAATATTATAGAGAGCCTTCTTAAGCATGTTAAATGCATTTTGCGTTTTTTTGGAACCGCTTGTAACACGAAAAATTTCAACATTGTCTTTCTTCGCAGTTCTTTTAAGAAGGGCAAAATAAGTTTCAATACTTTTAGGATCGACGTTGTGCTTCTGAGAATAGAAATGTTTATAAAATGTTAGTTGATAAGTGACCATAGGATCGCTTTTCTTTTTTGCGTTCCAGCCCCATGCACAACTTTTCCAATCAAGAATATGAATTTTATCGTCAGGAGTTTTAATAATTAAATCAATAAAACCTTTGAAGTTATAATTCAGTTCAGGAATTTCTTTAATAGCCTCCAGAATATCTTCCTCCGCAGCCATTAATGTAAATTCACCAAATTGTTTTGTCAATGCAGGAATAATCATTGGAGCAAGTTTTTTACCTTGCTCACGCATTTCAATTAAAAGCTTTTCATCAACAGGAACGTTTTGGTCTTTTAGGAGCTTGATCTCGGACTCAAACTTGTTAGTAAACACTTCAATTTCATTCACAGAAGCGTCTTGAACTTTTAATTCAGCCGCTTCATGTAAAGACGTTCCAAACGCAGTATACTCAGATCCATTAGCTCTTGGAACTTTATCTTCATACAATAATTTAAATTTATAGGGGCATTCATTAAAAACTTTAAGTGCAGAATAAGAAATATGTGACATAGCATTCATCCTCTGCCTACAGTATAGCGGAGAATTATTTACTTGTCAAGCTTAAAATTTTTGAGTATAATTTTGGACTAATTTTAGATAGATATATTACATCCTGTAAAAAGAAGTGTTCGAACCCATTTGCAAAATATTCTCTTAGAGAAGTGGCACCATATGGAGAGGCAAACAATCCAGTACACAATTGATTTAATTTATCATATCCAACCTCTTTATACAAGAAGCTATCGAACTCCGGGTTATATTCTGTTCTAATGAAAATTGTTGGATCCTTTAGTTCATATCCTTGAGTTTTTAAAATCGACCTCAACTGCTTTCTTTTACCAACAAATTCGGCAGCAACTTCATTGTCTTCATATATTTTAGAGCCAAAAGTTGTTTCTATGGAATGCGCCAACTCATGAATTATCGCTTTATAAAGTCCATCTTCTGTTTGATTTTCGTGATTAATATAAATTGCTCCGCGCATATAAACTGATTGAACGTCACGTAATTTTAATTCAGGAAAATCTCCAACAAAAATATAATCTAGATTTTGAAACAATTTTTTTGGTATTTTTTTTTCTATTCGTTTTTTAACTGCTAAAGGTTCAACCCCATCGGGCAATGGATCACTTACAAAAAAAAGAACGCCATTTATAAAAAATTCTTTACGAGCTTTTTTCATTCTATTGTATGATTCCATCATTGCTTTTACGTTGCTCATTTTTTGTTGCGCTTATTAAGTTTTTTACCTTTTTGATTCGCTGTTTCAAAATCTAAAGCAGCTTGTTCATAACCACGAATAAAATTTTCCTCTGCCACGACCATTAAAAATTCTGGGAACTCTTTGGCTATAACTTCAACAATCATCTCTACTGTAATATTGCCATCTTGTGGGTTTAGCTTGTTTCCAACATAGTTTACTAACCAAGTTTTTAACTCTGTATCTTTTTGAACTGTTTCTTTTAGTGTTGGGTTTTCTACGCTTTCCATATTTTCCTCTTATAATACTTGAGCTGCTAGCGTGGCAACTGCACTCCGTTCGCCTTTTTGTAATGAAATGTGACCAGCTAATTCATATGGTTTGAACTTTTCAACAGCATAAGTCAAACCATTGTTTGTTGCGTCAAGAAACGCGCTATCAATTTGATCAATATCGCCTGTTAGAATAATTTTTGTTCCTTCGCCAACTCTTGTAATAATAGTCTTTAATTCGTGCATTGTTAAGTTCTGGGCTTCATCGATGATAATGAAAGCATTTGAAATTGAGCGACCACGGATAAATGTTAGAGCTTCAATTTCAATTGTTCCTTGCTCTTGTAACATCTTCATATGCTCTTTATCATCACCCATAAGAAATTCTAAGTTGTCTTGAATTGGTGCAATCCAAGGCATCATCTTTTCTTCTAGAGTTCCAGGCAGAAATCCGATATCTCTGCCCATTGGTTGGACTGGACGAGATACAATAAGTTTCTTGTATGTCGCATCGTCAAGAATTTGCTTCAGACCAGCCGCCAATGCGATGAGTGTTTTACCGCATCCAGCACGACCAACAAGCGAAACAATCTTAACATCTTGATCCATTAGCAGATCAAAGGCAAATTGCTGCTCTTTATTTTTTGGTCGCACATCCCAAATTCCTTCTTTGTATTCTTTTACCTTAGAAAGTGGATGATTATAGTTTTTAAAACGTGCAAGTGCGGTCTTTTTTTCATTTGCGTTTGATACTAACATTACATATTGATTTGGATGTAGTTTAATATCTTTTTCTTCTAGAGAAAGTTTTTCACCAGAATAAAAACGATCAATAATTGCATCATCAACAAGGTGTTGTACAAATCCAGTATAGACTTCTTCGGCTTTATCTACAATTTGATTTGTAGTGTAGTCTTCTGCTGTAAGACCTAAAGCATCTGCTTTGACACGAACATTAATGTCTTGAGAAACTATTACTACTGGCGTGTCTTTATTAGATGCAGAGCAATTTAAAACTGTGGCTAAGATTTGATTGTCTGGGTCTTCCATGCTCATATCGGATGGAAGTCTGTAATCTCCATAGCTTTTTGCAGCTAAAGTTCCTTTTCTAGCGCCTAACTTTACGCCTTCAGATAAATTACCTTTTTCTCTTAATTTATCTAATTCACGAATTACTTGTCTTGCGTTTGCACCAACGCCGTCTTGACGCTTTTTATGTTTATCAATTTCTTCTAATACTTTTAGTGGGATAACAAGATCGTTGTTTTTAAACGCATATAGTGCATTAAAATCACTAAGTAGAACATTTGTATCTAGAACATAGATTTTTTTTGACATTAATTGGTTTCCCTTATGTGGGTAACATAATGATATATTGTAACATCTTTTAGCTTTTGTTTCAACTCATCTGATAATTTTAAATCATCAATGGTTTTACCATCACGTTCCATCGCCTTAATTAGTTCATAGCTATCTTTAATATTTTCTTTCTTTAAAAGAATTTGATAAGCCTCTGCCAGAAGCCCTCTGTTAGAAAGATCCCTATCAACTGCCTTGATGTTTATTGAAAGCGTTTCTAGACCCGCTAGCAGCGATTTATAGGCTACTACTGAATGCCCGATGGCAACACCAATGTTTCTCACGATGGTTGTGTCTGAAAGATCGCGTTGCATTCTAGAAATTTGTAGTTTATCAGACATAAAAGATAACAAACAATTTGCTAATTCAAGATTGCCTTCTGCGTTCTCAAAGCGGATTGGATTAACTTTTTGTGGCATTGTTGAAGAACCAATCTCATCCGCTGTTACTTTTTGGTTGAAGTACCCATAAGAATTGTACATCCAGATGTCACGGCATAAATCAATCAAAATATTATTTGTCATACGAATACGATCAAAATATTCGCTGATGCTTTTATTGTTTGCTACTTGTGTTGTGTACAACTCGGGATCAATATCATATCTTCTTAGAAAACGATCGATAAAGGCATGCCAATCGTGATCTGGATAAGCTATGTAATGCGCGCTTAAATTTCCAACTGCTCCACCAAATTTAGCTTTAAAATGAAAATCTGTAGTTTCATTCCATATGCTATCAATTCTGGAAATGAACACGCGCATTTCTTTTTCAAAAGTAGTTGGAACCGCTAATTGTCCATGAGTGCGTGCAGGAAATACACACTTATTTTTTTCACTAAAGTCATGAAGAGCATTAATAATTTCATTCATATAGTATGACATTTCACTTTGGTTAAAGCGATCAAGAGTAATACTTGTTGCAAGACTATTAACATCTTGCGAAGTCAAACCAAAATGAATCATATGGTCGTGAGGGATACCAAAATTTTGGAACCTTTTCCTAAGATAGTATTCTATAGCTTTGATATCGTGTTTTGTTTCTTCCTCTTTCAACTTAATTGCAATTGGCATAATATCGCCATAAATATACGTAATATCTTTGAGATTTTCTTCTGAAAACTCTAAGTCAAGTTCTTCGCAAAGAGCAACAAAATAATCAATCTCAATTTGAGTTTTTAACTTTAATTGTGCGTCTTCGCTAAAATAATCGTGGAGTTCTCGTACCTTTTCAAGGTAGCGATCATCAAGTGGTGATAACATTATTTGTTCCAATCTTTGTCACAAGGTCATTCATAACAATCCCAGAAGCCACGCCAGCATTAAGACTTCTGACGCTGCCAAATTGGGGAATATAAACAAAACGATCACAAAGTTCAAGCGTTTCTGGTGTGATTCCGACGCCCTCTTCACCAATGATAAGTAGAGTATTGCTAGACCATTCAAACTTATCCAGAGAGATAGCAGAGCTAACGCTATTCTCAACGCCAACAAGGGTGTATTCCTCCTTGAGTTTGATAAGTTCTTCTCGCGTCTTTAAACGAATTACATCTGTGTAGTGATGCGTTCCCACCGTGCCTCTACGATCATAGTGCTTGTTACCTAAATAGTAAACACAACGGGCATTGAACGCATTTGCGTTTCTTACCACGGTTCCAATATTAAAATCTCCAGCAAAGTTTTCCATAAGAACTGCATACGGAAAAGCTTTTTGCTGGAGATCTTTTTTAATTAATTCAGTTGTCCACTTGGTAAGTCGATCATGCTTGTATTTGTCTGAAATGTTGCGGGTGTCTGTGTTCATGCCACAACTATAGCATCAGATAAATTTTGTGTCAAGACTGAAATTGTCAATTGGCTCAAAATATGGACGGATGCAATCAAAAATTTCTTGATCTGAGCTTCCTTGCATAGAAACCCAACCAGCGCAATAATGATCCTCAGAATACATTCTCCAAAGCTCATCGCATTCTTCAAATGTAGAAAAATAACCTTTTTCAATTAAGATTAAATGTATTCTTTGAATATCATTCATGAAATGAAATTTTTCTTTCTTAACTTTGATTCTTCTTAAGTTTGTCATTTGCTTCCTGATCCTTATAATACTTTACTGAACTTTCTATTGCTTCGCACATAAACTCATCAAAGCGTTTTTGTGACCAGCGCTTTAAACCAAAATATTCTTTAAATCCATTCCTGAAATCTTTGTCTGCTTCAAAAACTACAGTTGCAGAACCATCAGGATTATCAATTACTTCTTTGACAGTAAGAAGACCGCCGAACATATTAGTTACTGCTTTGTTTTCCATTTTTAATATCCTTTATGATTAAGTCCATCATAAAAGTTCCAACTGCATTTGCAACTTCAATGTCTTCTGGCGACCAATCACATTCTTCACAAAGAAGAAAGGTTTCGTCTACGATTTTTCTTTCGTAAACAAAACCTTCTTTGTGGCAGCATTCACATTTCATATGGCTACCTTTATGTTGGTGGAGGCAACAGGACTCGAACCTGCCACATCCAGCTTGCAAAGCTGGCGCTCTACCAGATGAGCTATGCCCCCACTAATTGTGGAGCAGCTAGTCGGATTCGAACCGACGAAACGAACTTGGAAGGATCGTGTGTTACCACTACACCATAGCTGCATTAAATAGGTTGTTTTTATAGAGAACAACCTAAAACTCTTTACTTATTTTACTTTACTGGTGAAGCTGGTGGAGCTGGAACAACTGGAGCTGGTGTTTCTGATGGTGTTACTGATCCGCCATCAACAACTTCAACAACGACTGGTGATTGAACACCAGAAACAACCTTAACAGGTTCAGTTGGTACAGCTTCTACCTTAGCAGGTTCAACTACAGCGGTAGTTGGTACTTGAACGGCTTCACCTTTCTTTCCACAGGCAACAGCGGTTGATAGAGCAATTACAGCGATTAGTGTCTTCATATTATTCTCCTATTCAATAATTTTGTCTACAAGACCATACTTGAGACAAGTTTTAGCATCCATATATATATCACGTTTTAAGATGTCTTTTAAGACATTTTTTGGAATTTTCGTATATTGCCCATAAATCTCGTTGATTCGATCCATGAACAAATTGCAATTTTGCATATCATCTTTCATGCTTTCAAACTTTCCCCACATACCACCAGAAAGTTGGTGAATAAGCATGAATGAATTTTTGCTGATTGACCTCTTCTTTGCAACAACTGAAATAAGGGTTGCGGCAGAAGCAGCAGAACCTTCAATAATAGAATGGACGGGCGCTTTGCAATTTCTTACATAGTCTACAGCAGCAAAACCATCTAATAGACTACCGCCATTACTATTGATATGTAATTTTAGTTCAGGAACTGGTATATCCAGAACCATAGCTGTGGCGTTTAAATCTGCTCCAATCGTTTTAAGTTTTTGATTGAGATTAAGAATAGATTGTTTATTGACATCGGTGTAGAAAAAGATAGAGTTGCTAATTTGTTGCACTTCGTTGCTATCATCATTATCATTTTCTTCTGCCGTTGGCTTACTTGCCAGAATATACATATTTTTCATATGTCACCATTGTTATTTCTTGCTCTTCTTTTCAGACTTTTTACGAAGCATCTTTTCTTCGATTTCTTCAAGAGCAGCTTTCAATGATGGATCTACGCGACTTTTTACAACGTATTGTGCGCCAGCGACACCACAACGCTTTACCTTAAATTGGCTTGTACCAGTTTTGTCATTTGCTCGTAATGACTTACGAAGAGCATCAGCTTCTTCAAATGAGTCAAAATAGCTTTCGTTTTTCCAAGGTTCACCTTGAACTTGCTTTGTTGTTTCTTCCATTTTACGACCCTCCTTCGTCATTCCAGACGGCTATAAGAACACTCTACCAGAGCAGAATAAACTTGTAAAGAACAAAATAATAGGTGTGTTACTACACCAAAGCGGAATCTCATTGCATTGCAGCTTTCACCTTTTTATCGGCTACTCCACTATTCTGGACCGCCGCACCGATACATTTCTCCTATTCCCCAACCACCAAGGTATTGGTTTATTCACAATTAAGGCAATCGATATTTGGATTCTATTTATGTGGGGACGTATCCCGTTTTCACACTCGACGTAGATAATCTATCTTACAGGGGTTAAATTATCTCTAGCCTTTTCAGATCCGCTTTCGCATAATATCCCTATCGGTAAATTGCCGCCTTGCCTGGATTTCGCCGCACTCTTTAAAGGATGGACACTCTTAATCCGACCTCCCGACTATTTTGCTCGTAGAAACAAGTATGCCACAGACACCCCTTGTTGTCAAGCGGTCTGTGGCATTATTTGGTGGAGGCGCAGGGAATCGAACCCTGGTCCAAAAATCTCTAATAACAGGTCTTTCACAGGATTAGCAGAATCGTCTGCACGTATTACGTTTTACCACATTGCCTTGCAATTTGCAACTTTCTGTTTCTAGGTTGTTGCCACCCAGAAAATTACGCCGCTAAAGCGTAAGATTCGAATTCAACGTCGTCGTTGACTTTTATGTTTTGTAACATTGATTATAGTGTGTTGTGTTACGCACACTTCCTGCACCAGTTGGTTCGCTATCTTTGTCGAAACCAGTTCGCCCCCTTGATTTATAAGAATACCACGGGAGCTTGCTCTTGTCAAGACATCCCGTGGTATATTTTAGAGGATTTAAGCTTTTTAAACGTTTCCTTCTAAAACTTTCAAAACTTTTCTGAATAGGCGGCTCTTTGTTCGTGGTGTAATTTAACTTGTAAGGAGTTTTTAACCACCAAAATTATCCATACGTCGTTGATATTCTCTTGTTTTTTCAACTTCAGTTTTTAATTCTTCTGCCCATTGTTGCAGTCCATGTGCTTTTATAAGAGCTAAATCTTGTGGAGTCATTTCATTTTGATCACGAATTTTTGCTTCAAGTCTTTTTTTTACTTCTTCTTTTGGGCTTACAGATGTTGGAGGAGCAGGTTTTGGGGGTTGTGGTGGGACATAACCGTCCCAAGGATCAGATTCTCCAGCGTATCCAAGGTTTTCTTCAAGGGTTTTATTTTGTAATTTATTAATTTCTTCTTTAATAATTTGCTTTAAATATTCTTTTGTAATTTTCATATTATCTCCTTTTATTCATCCAAACCGCTGGACCGACGCCACCAATCTTCTGGTTTTCCTAACTTTCTGCTCATTTGTTTTAATTCTTGATCATATTTATGTTGTGGATGCATTCTGCGAGAAGCATCATAAGATGCTCTTGTTGCTGCACGTTTTGCATATCTTGGATAAATTTGTCCTCTTAATTGTTTAATTTTTTCTGAATAGGTTGGATTTTTTCTTGCAAAACTATCCATAATTCTAAAAATTTCTTCAAAAGAATCTGCTGGTGCTGATTTAGTCTTACCTGAAATTTTGTTTACTTCATCGGGATTTTCTGCATAAAATTGTAATCCTTTAATAAACAATTCTGGGTTTATTTTTCCACCTTGGAGGGCTTTTCCCAATTCGGGATATTTTAAGAGTGTGTTTTCTTCATTGAGAGATGATTCATCGACTTTTTTAAATGCCGCCTCTTTTGCTATTTCTTCTTTAATTAATTGTTTTAAAAAACTTTTTGTAATTTTCATTTTTTTTACCCTTCTAGAATCTTTAATGCTTTTTCTGAGTAGCCAACGCGCTGGTCATGATGCAATTTAGCTTTACCATTAACTTTTAAGGTAATTGTATCAAGATCCCATTTATCTGCTGCTTCGTGTAATTTACGATCTAAGAAATATTGGCAAGCAATCTTGACCGAAACTTCTGGGTTGCACGCTAACTCAGGATTACCCACCAAGTCAAGACCTAATTTTTTACCGTATAGTGTGTAATTTTCACGACCAGTCAATTGTAGAACACCGCGACCAATAAATTTTGGTCCATCTCCTGGTTGTGTATTACCTAGCATTTTGCGACCTTCGTAGAGAGTTCCAACTGGTTCGTTTTTATCTTTTGGATCTTTTTTGTTATAAACAGATGGCAGCTCTTTATCAAATCTTAATTCACCGCTTTCAACGCCAATTTGTCCTAATAGAGCTGCAATACGCTTTGGTGTATTAAAACCCATCGCTTCACAGGCTTTTCCAAATACTGGTCCATAAGCCTTGATTTTGTCTGCTGGGGCTTTTGGAAAAATTGCTTTTAGTTTTTCTTCAGTTAGAATCATCTCCTCTCTCCTTATAGTAGGCTAAAATATCTAGCTTAGATAAATAGTTATTAAAAACTCTAGCGTTCATTCCTAAAATACGCATAGCTCCTTTTTTTGTTCCAGCAATGCCAAGAGCTGCTTTAAACATGGCATCACGAACAAATTTAGGAGTTGACTTCCAAACGGGAAGGCATAATAGCGATGTAGGATTTTTTGATAAGGCAAGCTCTAATTTAAGACCAATAACTTCTTCCATTGTTAGATTTGCTAACAAGGTCTCAAAATATTCATTGCTCTTCTTTTTTTCTCTTAATATCTTGGAGAGAGAGTAGCGATTTATTGTAGTATTCTTCTTGGTCATTATGTAATCCTAAAAGAGCATAACCTGCAATATCACGCCACGGACTTTCTCCAAAAGCATCTTTTTTATTTGCTATACGGAAGAGCTTATCAATAACTCTTATGATAGCAAGAGCGTCCGTATATTGATTGGGTTGAATCCCATTCGGATATAGAACGCTCAAGATCTTGTGACATTCAGCAAATGAACTACCATATGCTGTATTTTTTTCATCAACTAACTCACCAACATGTGTACCAATCTCTTTATATGTGCTCATAAAAAGAATGTACCACAAGAAAAATATTACTTAAAACTTTTTTTCTTTTTTGATGATGTTTTATCCACATCGGGAACAACGTCACTAACAACTTGCTCCACTTTTTCTTCTACGGCTTGGAATACTTCTTGTACTACTTCGTTTTGTAGTTTTTCTTCTACGGTTTCTTCAAGTTTTTTTAAACCCAAAGGTAATTGTTCCACTTCTTTTTTTTCAACTACTTGTTCAGCAGCTGCCATTTTTGACATTTTCTTACGTCTATGAGCGTTCATTACTATATCTCCTTTTAGATTTGCTCTGGTTTTTCAGCTGGTACTTCTGGCGCGGTGGGTGCCGCTGATGGAGCCTCTAATCCAGCTTCTTTCTTGCTTTTTTCTTGTTCATATTCAGCGGTGGTTGGTTCTTTAACCATCGTTTGTAACTCATCTTCAAATTTATCAAAATAGAGCTTAAGATTTGTAATCAAATAAGTATAAAATAAATCTCTATCTTCTTCATTGGCAAGAATACTATACGCTTCTCTTGTTTGCTTTTCAACGCGCTTGAAAGCCTGTAAAGCAATGTTTCTACCAGTTTCATCTTCGCCTTCAATTTTTACGAAAGCATCTTCTGGTTTTGGTTCCTCTTGTTGTTCAGCATCAGCTTCCTCTTTTTCTTTCCTGTCAGCCTTTAAAGGAATAAATGCTGGGTCTTCGTCCTCGCCCTTTCCTTTAATATTAATCTTGATATCTTCATTTGTTTCATCTTCTTCTACTAATTCCTGGTCTGCTACTTCTGGTCTTTCTTCTTCTGGCTTGCCTACTGTCCCTCCAGCTTTGAACATTACAGAAATAGGAGCCAGCATGTTTTGCACGCTTTTAATTATATGAGCCCTAAACGATTTTCTTTGTTGGATATCTGTTCCAAGTTTTTTATAAAATGATTTAAGAATTGGAATAATTGTTTCTAGCAAATCTGCAAGAACGTTAATGCCGGTAGACTCATGTGTAACGATATCTTCCGCTTCGCGGATGAGCTGTCTAATAGTTTTTCTTAGTTTATTTTTTTCGATCTCTTCTTGCAAAAATTGTTTTTTTTGCATTTTTTTTGTTTGTCGTAAGACATCTCTTACATATTCACGCAATAGGCTTAAATCATCCATCTATTTTTCCTCTTTTTTATCTATATCTTTAACTGCGTATCCTGCTACATCTGCTACTACAGACATTTCTTTTAGATGCTTAAAATATTGCACTTGCCTTTCTCTTTTTTTGGCACCTTTTCTAGAATTATAGCAACCTAGGTTTTTATTTCTTTTTTTAGATAGTAAGCAATACTTATCGCCTTTTTTTGCTATGCGTTCGTTAAGCATGCCGTTAATTATATCATATATAATATTTTCTTTTAGTGAATTTTCTGATTTGATCATTTTAACAATCTCTCGGGCGACTGCCATTTTATTTTTTATTGAATTAGGCAAATATTCAGAAATTTCTTTAAAATTATTTTCGCTTATGGCATGCCTCATATTACTTGCACTAATATCCCCAGTTGGCTCTACTGGGATTACTTCGACCTCAACACCGTCGCGGGCATATTTTTGAGCTTTATTTTGAAATCTTGCTTCATCGCCGCCTTTTGTACTAACACCTAAAATAATTTTTTGTCCAGGTTGAGCATAATCCGCTTTTTTTTCTTTATTGCTAATAAACTCTAAACATGATTGTACCGGAGAAAGATGAGGAGATTTTACAATAGTTACAGATTTTTGAAGCCCTTCAGCCTTTAGATACATATCCCAAATTTTTTTAGAAACCTGAAAGGTTACTTCTTCTCCAGTAGGCAAATGTCTTTGTATAGCCGATACGAATACAATAACGGCGTTAGCTTTATCAACATACTGCTTAATCATATCCAAATGACCTCTATGTGGAGGCTTAAACGCCCCCGGTACTAAGGCAATATCAGCTTTTCCAATTGTATTATCAGCTTCTTGAATGGTTTTTTCTTTTTGCATTGGCGGTATTTTTTTGCCGCGACCATATTTAAATAATCCTAGAAGCTGATTCACCGGAGCAAAATTACCAGTAAGTTTATATGTTACTTTATCATAGTCAAAAACAAAACCCTCGACGGCAACAGTAACCATATCAGCACTTTTTAATTTTTGTAATTGTCTTTTTAAAATACTAATAGCTTCTTCATTTCCAGAAGACTCAATTGCTTCAATTGCTTTTTGCACTTCATTTTGTAACCTTTTAACTTCTTTTGAATCATCAAGAATATAAATACTTTTCATGGTTTTTAACATTTCTGTTGCAAACTCTGAAACAGTATCTTCAAGTGGAGCAATCGAATTTTTTAAAATATTTGATATCGCTTCTTTATTTAATAATCTTTCTTCTACAAAATTTTTTTGTTCCGGTGTAAGCTCTTTTTTAATTTTTAAGACATTAAGTTCGCTTATGCCTAAAATTTTTTTTGCAATATTCATTTTGACGATAGGACTGATTGCTTTTATCTTCTCGTCAGCAGTTGCGAAAGTTTCATCAATATAGAACATAACCCTTGCCATCATATATTCATTTATTGTTGAACTATCAGATAGACTAATATTTTTGTTTTTATTAGCTTCTTGAAGAATTTTATCAATATCTGCAAAATATTTTTTTAATAGAGTTTTATCGCTAAGAGCTTCTAGCTTTTTAATTGCATTAACTTGCAAACCGTAATTTTGATGTTTAATTTTTTCTTGAGCAGCTAAAATTATTTTTTCTAATTTTGCAGCTTTATCAGATACATTTTTAGCAGTCTTACTACCAGTAGTTCTATCATATTCACCATGACCAGCTCTATGAATAATTAAATTTTTTGTATCATATTGTATTACATTTGGCGCTCTTGGATCCATAACGTCTGCGTTGTAATATATATTTGTATCTTGTCCAAATAAATCTATGATAGTTTCTTGACCCAAACTCTGAATTGCTTTTTCAAAAATCTTCAGAGCATCAGAAAAAGTTTTTTTTAAGGCTGGATTCTTTCTCTTGGCGAATTTTCGTGCTAATTCTTCTGGTTTTAATCCGCCATTTTTTATGTCATCCTGATTTCTAGCGCCTTTAGCTCTTCGATCTTTTGCAGAAAAAGACAACATTAAATTTTGCCCATCGGTCTTTTCAGTACCAATTAATTTACCATATGCGGCAGCTGTAAATATTTCTTTTAACTTAGCAAAAGTTAAATCACCATTATCATATAAATGGTTCATGTGACCAGCAACGCCACCTTCATTTAGTAAAAGTTTTAACATTGTTTATTCGCCTTCCGCTTTTGAAGTAAAAACTTTATAAACTTCCGCACGATCTCTCAAGGAAATAACTCCCGGTATAGATAGAATAACAGGTATTTGCGGAACTGATTTGTCATATTCCACATTAGAAGAACTTATAGCCGTGATTATAAACTCTCTAGACATTTTATTTAATTGTTCGTTTTATTAATTCTTCATAAATTAAATTTTCATAATTTCCAAAACGATCATTAAATAAGCGATCCTTTTTTTGGAATAATTCAGGATATGGATGTTCAACTGATTCTTGTAAATTTTCTTTTTCTTTTTTAACGCTTTCTTTTTTTACTTCTCCGCTTTTAACATATTTTTTTAATTGTTTAGGAACTTTTCCACTGCTTTTTTTTTCTTTAACATCGCCAGCATCTAAATAAGCCGGTACTTCACCGTGACCTTTTTTACCATCGCCATTTAAATCTTGCCCTTCTGGTTCTGGTTTCATAGGTTTTTTCTTTTTAGCTTTCTTCGCTTCATTAATTAATCTTGAAGAAACTCTTTCAAGAACTAATTCAACTAGATCTTTTTTTGATTCTGCCATTGTAGTCTCCCTTTTTTGTGTTTTTTTCATATCACACCAATCTCTAAATATCATATTTCCCCACTTAAAAGCTTGTTTTTCCATCTCTCTTAGACCATCATTATGTAATGCGTATGAAGGATCTGATGTGGCGCTTAAGTCTACGGTATCGCTTTCTCCAGTGCATTTTTGATAATGGTGTATTAATTCATGAGCAAAAGATCTAAGTATATCTTTTGCATGACGACCACTTACATAAAGAACTATTTTTTCTTCGTCTGGATCGTAGTAACCAGTTTTTCCAAAAAAGTCATCTGCATTTTTTTGATCATGCTTAAATATAACTTTTGGTTCGCGATCTATTTTTTTTAAGCGTGTTAAAGCATAAGTATAGAATTCTTTTAAATATTTTTTAAGATCTTCGTGAGATATATTTTCTAGTAATAACATATTTTTAGCCAATAAAAAAACTACCTATGCCTTATGACATAAGTAGTTCTTAGACTGATTAAATGTAATAATTAGTAAATTTCTATAATAACAACTGTTTCTTCTTCTGTTTTTTCTTCTTTTTTCTTCATGTATTCATAGTACATTTGCGAATAATCTGGTAATTCTAATTGTATCTGTACAGGGTTTTCTTGAGGTTTTTGCTTGCTCATGTAAGTTTCCTCCGTAAAATACCTCCTATAATATCTAGTAGCTATTTTATTAAACGGAAGAAACAACAGTTAAAGTATCTTCTACCGTATATTCGCTGTACATATCGCCGCCATGAAACGGTAGATCTGGATGGGGAAGATATTTTATTTTAAAATACTTTTTAGTTACCGGGAGAACACCTATATATCTCTCAAGCGGATCCTCTACGATCACACCGTAGCGTTCAATGGTATCAGTAAATTGTTGTTTTACCATATCTCCAAGTTTCATATATCACCTTTTAATATGAGGATCATAACAATTTGTAAAAGTAAATGCTTGAACATCTTCTATTTTTGAAGAAAGCTTTTCCCAAACAGAAAAAGTTCTCTTACAATCAACAAGAGCTGTATGAGCCTTACCTTCAAATTTAATTCCAAGCTCTTTACACATCTTGTCCATAGATGTACTTTTTAATTTGCCTTCATTTAATAACTGGGCTCCCATCCATTTTGTATCCATATACGGAGGAAAGTTGGGGGGTTCCGCATTTAAATTTTCAAATGATTGTTTTATAAACCTCAAATCAAAAATTAAATTCTGACCTAAAAGGACATCAGCCGACTCAATCTTGCTCTTGATTTCTACAAGATATTCAGAAAACGGTTTTGAATTTTTCCATTCAATGGCAGTGAAACCATTAACGGCTAATGCTGCTGGCTCTGCTGTTTCTAAATGAAGCGGTCTAATTTTAATTTCTGATTCGGAGACGATCTCATGAGTATTATCAGAATTTATATTTAAATATAAAAAACCAATTTGAATAATCTCATGTCTTGTTATGTCTAAGCCTGTTGTTTCTGTATCTAATACTAGAAGTTTCATTAAAATATTTACCTATTAAGCCAAAATTTCCATGTAGGATGTAAATAGTTCTCTTCATAAAAACCAACTACTTCATTTACATATGGAAGAGAAATTGGTTTTCTTGGCACTTTGTTAAGTTTAAATCCAGAATCTTTTAGTGATTTTTCACCTTTTCTTTGATTGCAGTTATAGCAAGAAACAACAACATTGTCCCATGAAGTTTTACCACCAGCATGTTTTGGGTGTACGTGATCTATTGTAAACTGTTTAATGTTTACGTTTTTATGACAGTATTGACATCTACCTTCATCACGCAACCAAATATTGCGACGAGAAAAACGCACTGAATTAACGCGGCGCATTTTACCAGATTTTAGAACAATAACAGATGGTATCTTCATTGAAAAGTTTACTGATTTAATTTCTTCTTCATACTCTTCAAGAGTTGTTACTTTGTTTAGGAAAACTAAAGCAACGGCTTTTTTCCAAGAAATTGTTCCAATAGGTTCGTAATTTGGTGCAAGCGTAAGTACTCTCATAGACATCCCTTCTGTACTGTCCATACTATTACATAGTCCAGTCGCCGTCAACTGTTAAAAATTAGGCTCAAAATCTTTATTTACTGTATTACATTTTGCACATGCAAAAGTTTGAATTGGAAAATGCATCTCTCTACCACTTGGAGATACTAATGCAGATAAAACTTTAATATAAAAGCCCGGTACAAAAACATTATGTCCGCAACTTTCGCACACTACATCTTTTGCGTTTTTTAAATCTTGTGGTCTAACTCTTGGTTGATTATTATCAATATTCATTGTATATTCTCCTATTTGATACTCATTAATATCATACCGCCAAAAACAAAAAACAAACCCAGCAAGCGGTGTATTGCTAGTGTTTCTCCAATAATAAATAACGTTGTAATATACCAAGCTGCATGAAACATAAAAGTTTGAAATGCAGAAGTATATGTCATAGAAAACAATTTTTCTTTTGTCATATAAATGTACATCGTAGCACTAATAAAAGAAAAAATATACCCGCTCCATAATGGAGATAAACCATCCCTCATCCATTTAGTATTATAAGCGGCTAGCGTACCATTCCCTATAAGGACCAGTGCGGAAAAAATAATTTTTAGTATGTTACTGTTCATCAAATTCTAATCTTTCTGCCATTTTTTTATCTAGCAGCATAAAAGTTCCGTTAGAGCCGAAAACAATCCTGTCATTTAATAGCTTAACTGTTAAAACAAAACTATTTTTTTCTACAACAGTTCCTACCATTCTATTAAATACTTCTTTTTTTATCTTCTTATCTTTTAAGAAGTACTCTGTATATATTGTAGTTCTGCATACAAGATCACCAAGTTTATAAGTTTCCTCTTCCATTATTTCACCCTATAAAGTGACCAAAAACCCAAGCAATAAAAAAGAACAGACCAGCAAAAGCAAGAGCCATTTTCATCAGAGCACCTCTATAAAAGACTGTACCACAGCCCGAACTGCTTGTCTAGGGAATATTTGTAGTTTAACAAGAATATAGGCTTAAGTTAGATTGGAAACAAGGGAGAGAGACAAGATGAAGTATACGATACTAACAATTGCTTTGTTAATTACAAATATTGCAAACGCTGAAATAAAATTAGGCTGGGAATCAAAGGGACCACAAACAAAAGAATGGACAAGGGTAACTATTGAGGCGGTAAACAGACATTTTCAAAAATTGAACACAGCAGAAGATGCCGAATTATTTTGTCCTGAATACACATTCTTGCCGGATGAAATAAAGAAACACTTCTGGGCTGAATTTATTTCAGCAATGGCTTTTTATGAAAGTGGTTGGAACCCGATGTCCCAACTAACTGAAATTTCTCTTGGAACCGACTCAGTTACTGGCAGAGTTGTAACATCAGAGGGATTGCTACAATTAAGTTATGGTGACACAAAATGGGCAACTTGGTGTCGTTTTGATTGGGAAAGCGACAACAAGAACAATCCAGTCATCACAACCATCCTAGACCCAAAAAATAATTTAGAATGTGGCATTGGCATCCTTGCAAATCAAATCAGGAAGCACCACCGGATTGTTCTAGAAAAACGTGCCTATTGGTCAATTCTCAAAGTCAAACATCGCTTTGAACGGATTGATCTCATGCGAAAAATGATCACTAGTCGCATACCACAATGCAGCAAACAAAAATAAAATGCCGGGGCGAAGCCCCGGCAAGGTATAATTTAACTTTTATTTAGTGAAGCTTACCCTTCATCCCAAGGATTTAAATAGCGTTTGCCATCCGAACCGATATATTCGGAACCTTCTTCACCATGTTCCCTGCGATGAGCATCCCATCGTGGATCGGGAAAATTATCATGAATGAATCCAAGGATATTTTCAATACCGCTTGTATCACGATCAAGCAACATTTTTTCAACCATTGCAATAAGTTCAGCAATGTTGCTTACTAATTTTAGATCAGCATCGCCTCTAACTGCATACCAGTTTTGTTGTAGCATGTTGTAGTGGTTGGTGATATCATCAAAATCTTCTGTTTGAAGAGCCATCTTTAAATCTTCAACCTCACCGCGTAACCTTTCATTAGCAGCTTCGCTAACGTTATGACCTTCGGTGATCTTTTGTAACTCTTCTAGAATGATTTGTTTTAGATAACTTTTTGTAATTTTCATTGTCTACTCATCATCTTCTTGGATATCCCCATAAGCTTCACCTTCTGGTAGTGGTTGCTTGGTAGGTTCCGCTTCTTCAGATTCTTCCTCAAACAATCCAGCATCTGGGTTTGTGGAACTCAATCTTGAAATATTTGCAAGTGCTTGTCCCATTTTTTTCGGATCATCAGAATCTAAATCCGCAGCATCTGGCACAAGAATATCAGTGAGTTCTACACCGATACCAGCTAGCGCTTGTCCAAATTGTTGAAGAGCAGCTTTTATTTTTTCAACCTTTTCACCTTCTTGCACAAGAGTTTGTTCTGCAACAGCGCGTTCTAATTCTTCCTTGATGATCTTTTGTAGCTCGGTTTTTTTAATTTTCATTTTATTATTATCCCTTGTTATACTTTACCTGGTAAAGCATTCATTAAACTATCTATTTTTTCTAGATATGGATTAAGTTCTTTGCTTCCCTTTTGAGATAGCATTAGATTGGATACTGCCTCTGCTAATTCGACATTTGGTAATTTTTTTAGATAAGCAGCAACAGCGCTGATCAATTGACCCTCTGGACCGCCTTCTAAATCAGCGCGTGTTATTTCTTCACCACCGCTTGGTGTTTGCGATAAAACGCTTGCACCAGCTCCGCTCCTATCACCAGCGTAGGTTTGCATACCCATTGCGGTTGCTACTTCTTTTAGTTTCTTTTTTATTTTGATTTTCATATACGGTTGTTACCCTAGTATAAATAATACTATAAGTAGTTGCATATATAAAGAAAAACCCTGCGTGGTGCAGGGTTGCATTAAGAAATCTGGAAAATTGGTCCGGAGTTTAAAAACGACCCTAGCCGCGTTTTGCAGCAAACACTTTCATTCGGCAACTTGTTTTCCGTATAAACACAATGGCTAGGGGAGGGGGGAGGGGGTCGCCACAAGCCTTTGCGCTTTGCAAAAGCAAAAGCGTTTGTTTTGTTTTGTGCTAGCCACCGCAAACTCTATGGAAAGAATGCGCTGCACACAATAAAGAACATGACGAACGTGAACACCGCAAGCCCTGCCTTGACGAACACGAAGAAGTCTGCATCATTCATACTAAGCAACCTCGTTTGAAAGGATACCAGCGAACGCAAGGGACACAACGATCCAGCTGAGAGCAATCATTATCGCTTCACCTTCTGAAGATTACAAACACACTCGCCCTTTGCAGACGTATACTCGAAAGCATATGGGGCGCAAACAGGATCGCAACGGATAGCCTCTTCTGCCTTATAGATCACAGCACCCGTGCAAGCTGAGAACAGCAACGCAAAGAAAAAGAAGTCTCGCATTCTTTAGATCCCCATTCGGTCGAGAATGTTTTCAACCACGCGCTGCAAAGAGAATGCAAGCGCAGCACCAGCAACACCGCAAGCAATAGCTGCAAGAAAACCCATAAGAAACTCTGTCACCATTTACTGCGCCTCCTCAATGTCCGCGATCTCGTTAGCCTTGCCGATCATCTTGCCCAGCATGGCGATATCCTTGTTTCGCTCCATTGCCTTGCGGTCGAGCGGATCGCGGTTGAACCCCCAAGCGATTACATTGTCAAGCACCTTGCCACGAACAGCGACAAGCGCAAAACGGTTATAGGGGTTTTCGCTAAACACCTTTGCTCCCAGTTCCTTAGCCTCTGCAACGTCCACCACCTTGTAGGTTCGCATTTCCTTCTTGACCGTCTTTGCCTTAGCCATCTGTTTCCACCTTTCGCGGGGACCATCCCCAAGTGTTAGAGCATCTTACCATGACGCGAACCCTGCGTCAACATCTTTTTTTAGTCTACCCTTAGACCTTCTCGATCCAATGACGCGCGAACGTCTGCTCCCAAACATTCACACGCATGGGGAACCAGACATTCCAATCACCAAACTGATCCTGACCCTGAACGATTCCAATACCATAATCATTCCATCCCTTCTCAATGTCGCGCACGTGACGAACCTTGTCGCCAACGGCGAGCGCGAGCGGAGCGTTCGTGTCGGTCATGTTCTCGTTCTCCTTGTGAGCGTCAACCATGGGAAGAGTATATCCGAAGTCGCGTCCTGGTGCAACAAAAAAGAAACCAGCTCCTTAGAACTTGTAACCCCCTGGATTCACTCATGATCTTTTTTGTTGACTTGCCCTGCGAGGCATGGTAGAATACCAGCCGCGCCGAAGGCGCGGCGGCTGTGAACCACCGAACCTTCATTGTGGAATGGAGTGATGATTACTCCTGCGCGTCTGCACGACGCTTCAACTCCGCGTCATACTCCTCGACAAGGATACGCGCAACGGGGCTGTCAACCGTTCGCAGGAAGTCTGCCATTCGGCTCTTGAGCGAAACGCTCTCGCGCTGCTTAGGCGAAGGCTTGTGACCAGCGACGAAGATACCACCCTCGCTGCCTCGACCGCTTTCCAGCGTGCCAGCGTCCAGCATTGCAGCGATATCCTTCTGCTTGAAACCGCCAACGTGAATCAGGACGCCCTTGGGGCAACCACGCGCATTCTCATTGCAGTAATCACGCACGAACGAAAGAATGTCCTTAGCCATTTGCTTCACTTACCTTCCCGGTCCTTTGGACCGTTGTTGGGAGGCGACATTGCCTCTCTCAACCTTACCCGTACAGTCTAACACGATCCCTTGCAGGAGTCAACTACTTTTTTCAGTCGTTCTTCGACGCCTTGAAAACCGAACGCTTGTTCTGCGAACCGATATCCGTTGCCAGCTTCTTGTCAAGCATTACCTCGACAACCTCGACGAAATCAAAACAACGGTCGTTGTCGTTGCCCCAATCCTGACCAGCGAAGGCAGTCTTAGCGGCATTGATTGCATTGTCCTTATCGGAATAGATACCAACCGTCTCCGAACCCTCGTAGAAGTGACCGCCAACAACCTGAAAAACCATCATGCGCCTTGCTCCTATCGTGCGAGGGACCATCCCTCAACCTTACTTGCCTAGTCTACCATGATGCCGACCCTGCGTCAACATCTTTTTTTGTTCCCGTCTTAGAACCTTGCCCCGTCCGTGGCGTCACTCCCAACCAACGAACTGCTACAGTATACAGGAAGTCCACCTTGCCCGCAACAAAATAAAAACACGAAGGTTAGAGTACGTAACCCCCTGGATCTACTCGGTTTCTTTTTTCTTGACTTGCTCTGCTGCCCGTGTTAGAATACCAGCCGCGCCTTAGGCGCGGGCGGCTGTGTCATACCTATCAATCCAACCTGATACGTCTGCCCACACAATCAAGCGATGTACGGTAAAGAATGTCCACACGCCGACGAGAGCATATACAAAGAAGAAGTATTCTAATGGTTCCATTTATCGTCCCTCAGACGCGCTAAACCAAAGCACAAGCGTTGCAATGAATAGAACCAAACCACCAAGTGCTGCAATATCGCCACCGTACATTATATCACCTCATTCAAAAGGTAAACGTTTGCAATCAGGGAAATAACCGTGCAGACAAAGAAAAGATCCTGCATTTACTGAAACTCCCGACGCGCAGCCCAACGGGCGAAACCAAGGACCGCGAACGCGGGAATGAGGGTTGACGAAACACCAAGCGCGAACAGCATATGCATTTCATCTGCACGCGGAGGCGGACAAGCAATCGTGGAAAGCAGGAAAGCACCGAACATCCAAAGGACGGGAATGGTAAAAACAATCTTCTGCGAACGGATGGGGAAGTTAGTCATATGCTTTTCTCCTAGCGTTAGAGGTTGTGGAAGTGATTACGCAATCGAACGACGGCGAATCTGCTTCTGAGTGTAAAGGGTTTTCCCGTTCACGGTAGCGGTGAACGAACCGAAGTTGACAAGGCACTTGCCCTGCGTGATACGGACAACGACGCCCTTATCGTAACCATTGCCGTTCGCCTTGAAAACCGTATCGCCAACCTTGTGCATCTTCTCTTCCTCTCTCGCAGCGACCATCGCTGCATCGTGTTCAACTACTTTACCACAAGCCCTCGCGGGCGTCAACTTTTTTTTTAGTTCCCTACTTAGAACATCTCCGCTTCCTGCCCCGCGAGATCGTCCATAACGACATTCCAAATATTGGAATACTTGCGGACCTCCTTGCCATTGTTGTCGATCATGGAATAGATGTGGAAACCCTCCATATCGAAATCATAGTTGACGATGAAGGGATACTCGCCAATCCAAACCGTGACCATCTTGCCGTCCATCTTGCCAACCTCCGTGTGAGCGTTCATCATGTAGAGAGTATACAGGAACCCGAGGTTGCCGTCAACATCTTTTTTCGTGAGTGTTCTCAACAGGTTAGACCCCCCTCGACCTGGCTCCACCCCCTCACTTTTTTTCTTGACTGCCCTGCCCTGCCATGCTATAATGCCAGCCACCGCCGAAGGCGGTGGGGGCTGGAATCCGCTGAAAAATCAACAGGTTCCGACCCCCCCTACTATTCGGGAGATAGACGCTACCCCTTGGGGGTGTTAGTCCACCCACACACAATCAGGAGCGGGCGCGATATGCATTAGGTCTGCATCATCGAAAGTAATGGAGCGGATATAAGGTGAGATCTCGCTCATGGAAACATCGCCCATCTCGTTCTCATATCCGACAACATATGCAAAGCGGGTGTCGCTCTTCTTATTGTCGAGGAAATAATACTCCCAACCATGAGCGGTGATTGCCCAACCGTGAACCTTCACGGGCTTGCTCATCCAGTCTGCCTTCATCATTCGCATATTACTGAATCTCCCTAGCAAAGATTGGGAACTTGTCCCGTGCTGTAAACAATAGCCATCTGGATCGCGCTTGCGGCGTACTCCTTTGCGAGGATATTCTTTACCTCGTCGATATTACCACCACCAACAACTACCTCTCCATTCATATCGCGGAGAGTAATGTTCTGGATATCTCCATCCTTTACGTCAAAGAACACGCAGAAGGGACCATTAGAATCTTCGAACCGCATCATGTTCTGCATATTAGTTAGCATCCCATTCCTCAACGATATCATTCTTCTTCAAGTCGCTGGGTTCAATATCACCCGACTGAAGCCGATCATATGCAGCATCGGTAATCTCCATAACCGTTGCCGCCGTGTCCCAAGTAGTACCGTCCGAAAGAACCACGATTCGCTTTGCCATTATTAGTTACTCTCCACGATAGAGACAAGGTTCTCGCCCGCGTCGATTACCTTATCAGTATAAATAACAATCTGCCCGTCGTTATCTTCACCCACGCTGGCATTAGGCAGGATCTCGCGCACTCGATTGAGCATTTCGTTTAGGGTCATTTACTTCTTCTCCGTGATGAAGGTTACGCTGCGCTTTGCAGCCCGTTGCTTCTTTGAAAGATCGACGTTGAGAATGGGACCGAAACCCATCATCATATTCTGCTCAATCTGACGCTCAAGCATGAACACGCTCTTGCCCTTTGCCTTGGCAGGGCGAACCTTGCCATAACGGGGATCGACCGCACGCTTTGCCTTTAGGAAAGCCTCAATCGCTGCATTGTCGGATTGCTTGACCATTTACTTACGCCTCCACCGCATTGAAATAACGCTGCACGGAATCCAGCAAAACCTTTGCCGACTCCTGAGTTTGGAAATAACCGCTCTCGCGGGAATAGGGACCGCAACCGCAATAGGTGCCGACATAGTATCCAGCAGCGGAACGATAAACGCCCCAAAGCGGAAACTCGTTGCAATCGCGGCAAACCTTGCCCGCACCCGTCATCATCGTCTCACCCTGCATCATGTAGACCATCCTATCATGCCCAACCGTGGGCGTCAAGTTTTTTCTTTGCTCTGCCCTTAGAGCTACTCGCTCCAACCATTTTCCATTCGACGGGTATAATGATCCGCCATACCGCTATGCGAACTATTGGTAAGGCATTCCATGCAATACTCTTCGTCTGGCGATTCATCGCAACGGGTCATGCAAAGACCGCAACCCCATTCGTCGCAATCACGATGAGTAACAATGAAACCACCCTTGTCGTCACCGCAAGCATTGTGCGTGCAAACAATGAAATCCTTTTCGCAACCTTCACACTTTGCCATCGACTTGCCTCCGCTGGTGTCCGTCCAGCATGAGAACAGTATACCGCAACGCAGGGTTGGAGTCAACTTCTTTTTTTGTGTGTGTTTTCGGGGGGTTAGGGGGCAGTACGATTTTGCTTGACGGGGGGTTCCGTGTGTGGTAGAATGCCAGCCGCGCGCGAAGCGCGCGGGGGCTGGTTACCTAACCAACACTTCCGCGGACTTCGTTATGTAGGGAACCCATCGCATTTATGTTTGCGCCCGTTTCCCATTAGGCGCTTATTCTAAGAGTCGCATATCGTTTCTCCCTGCGGGAATATACAAGGGGTTTTAATATAGGTTCACCCCGAACCTTCATAGGTAGATCTTTGCCACTTACAGCGGTTCCGACATTAGATTCGGACTCCTTCGCGCTATATTGTTAGACCCAAGCAACGCGCCCCTTTTGTTATCAGGAGGGGCAACCCGATTGTTTACTTACTCCTGCGCGGCACGGCGCTTCTCAATCTCGCCGTCATACTCCGCGACAAGCGAAACAGCGGAAGCCCGATCCAGCGTTCCACCATTCGCAATCACGCGAAGGGCGTCAACAAGGCGGGACTTGAGCGTAACCGCAACCCGATCCTTCGGAGCAGGACGCTCGCCCTTCGGGAACAGACCGCCCTCCGAACCGCGACCGCTCTCAAGCAGACCCGTCTCAAGCGCGAGGGCAATATCCTTCGCCTTGAAACCACCGACGTGCTGGAGAACACCCTTCGGGCAACCGCGATCATTCTCGCGGACGTAGTTACGAACGAACCGAGCAACCTCAAGCGACTTAGTGGACGACATATTGCTTCCTTACCTTCCCGCACCTTTGGTGCGTTGTCGAGGGCGACATTGCCCTTGCGACCTTACTTGCTCAGTCTATCACGGCGACCTTGCCGTGTCAACCTTTTTTTCGAGGGCGGGATGCGTGAACCTGTCGCGCACCCTGTACCGCTCTCGACCTTACCCTTACAGTCTACCACACCATGCGGCGACCGTCAACCTTTTTTTTCGTTCCCGCTTTAGAACCTTGCGGGCATCGGGGCTACACTCTCAACCACCGAACAGGGAACAGTCTACCACAACCCCCAAGCGCTTGCAACTTCTTTTTTCGCAAGTCTTTTCAAGGGGTTAGCGGGCATCGCCCTGGAGGATCGGCGTGTCGCTTTTCGCTTGACACGCGGGGGCTGGCATGGTAGGATTAGAATGAGTACCATTTCCAGCCGCCTCTATCCTTAGAATAAGCAATAGGGCAACCGTCAAACATCATATGAACGGCAATACCATCTGAAATGGTGTATCCGCATCCGTGCATTCATCGATACGCTTCAAATGGTCGAATGTGTGAAGCGAGGCAACCCCGTGCTTTGGTGAATCCCACATAATCTTTGCAATAGGTTTACCCATTTGCGTATCGCGGAATACTGCCGTGATTACACCCTTTCCCCATTCAGGGAAGTGGCTATGCCTAACAACATCACCAGCAATAAACATTAAGCAAGCTCCCTAATCATAGCATCCAGTTCCTTGGTATTGAGCAAACGACTCTCAAACGAGACACCATCAGGCGTTGCATGAATATCGCAATCCTTCATGTTATCCACGAATCCCTGATAAGGACGCGAATACTTGGATTCGGCAATCTCCTTGGCGAGCATATAAAGCCCTTCGTCATTCTGAATCCAAAGAGCAACGTTCCAAGTTTCGTAGTTTGCCCAACCGTTATAATCAGCCATCGCTTGCCTCTTCGCTGGACCATCCAGCATTAAAGACAGTCTACCACGGACACGGGATGCCGTCAACCTTTTTCTTTGCTCTATCTTTAGGGTGTCAGCCGCCCGCATTTGGGCATATACCTATTAGGGGGGTATTATCCCATTGGTATTAGCCCTAAAGGGCGGCTGATATCTCTTTACCTGTAATACATTATTCGAGACCCCCCCACCCTATTAGTATATCCCCTAGTCCCACTCCCCGTTCCTACTATTACGGCACCGATACTTATTCCGTGCCTTCCGCCTATCAGGAATAACCCCTGCCTTGGTAGCACCATTAATGATTAGCACCATACACCAATCACGGGTCTTAATCGCATTGGGGTCAATATGCTTTGCCTTCCGATCCTTCTTTGTCCTTGCCATTAATAGTTCTCCTCGATATTCTCATCGGCGGAATAGTTAGGATTAGTGATAACATCCTTGCGATACTTTGCAAGTTTCTTATCGGCACACTTGGCGCAAACGCGCGCGAGCGGAATGCCCCTTGCATCATTCACCCAAAACGAACCATCGTACTTATTGTGGAAACTACAATTGCTCATCTGCTTTTCCCCTTTCCCCTTAAGCGAAATAACGCTTCTGCGAATCCGTCAACTTACGCTGCCCGTGATACACCAAGCCGATTTGCACCAAACCCTCAATCGCAGGGACGTCGTTCACGTTACCGTCAACATATCCAGCATTGACGCGATCCTCGTGGGTTGCAAAGATACGCGAATGGGGCATATCCAGATTCACGTTTTCGTCGTGCTTGCCACCAAGCGATTGCGTGATCTTAAGGTTATCAGGCTTATGCGACCAAAGATCCATATTAACGGTCTTAGTATAAGCGTAGAACGTGATTTCGGGGAGCATCGTGGCAATAGCACACCACTTATCGTAATACTCCTGATCGTAGAAATCACCCGAATCGTGGATGCGAACCGTATTAACCTTTCGCATACGCTCCAAATCAGCAACCACGAAATCCACGAAATAAGGATTCTGCGACATTTCGAGGTTGTGCTGCCTTGCAGCAATCACGTTAGGCATAGCATAACGACCCTGCTTTGCATAGCAAACCGCACGGCAAGCAAGCGCGGAAGGGCAGGTATTCACGGTTTCCCCGTTGTGCTGGAAATCATAATCAGCGGGAATACCGAAACCGATAATGTTATAAGTACCACCATTATCCTTTTGCAGCTTCTCGTTGCCCTTAGTCCACTTAATGTTAAATGCCTTAGCCATCGCTTTCACCTATCGGGTGGCTTTGGGCACCATGCCCGCACGTCCACCGTACAAGGAACAGTCTACACGAAAACCGTTCCCGACGCAAGTTTTATTTTTCGCTTGTGATATCCAGGGCTTACGCGGTGCTTTTTTCGCTTGACAGCGGCGGCGGGTTTGTGATAACATGGTTCTGTTTACCCGAGATTCTATATGTTATTTGTAGAACTATTTCGTTCGCGTTGCCGCTTGTTACTCTAGCGCGAGAGCATATATTCTATTCTCGGTTTAGAAGTCTCAAATCATCATATGAAACCCATGAATCATTTGCATCCAAATCGGACCATTTGATATATGCTACATTTGACTTATCTCTAATAGCAGTAATAACACCAACCTTGTTTTGCATAACTCTGCGATACTTCAATATGGTTGGTTCGATGTGGTATTGCACAAGATCTCCGATGCGGAATCTATTGTCCACGGATGATCCTATATGTTATTGTATCTGAATCTCGGAACATAACATTATATAAACAATTCATATCATTCCCCAGGTTAAACACATCATACATTTTTTTGTATGTATGCCCATAACGTATTGGGTTATCATTTAGTTTTACTTTTGATACAACCCAATAACTTGGGTCTTGACCTTTTATTGACTCAACAATAATATCGCCTACTTTGCAATCCCACGCATCGCTGTTCCATTGCACCATAGACACAGTATAGCAGGGAGCGAACCCCGTGTCAAGCACAAGATTCGCTCCCATTTGCTACCGCTTTCTCATATTACGGCTACGACGCTTCTTACTTCCAATCTTACGACGACCCTTTCGCGGACGATTCTTGTGTGGATGTGGCATATGGCACCTCCCTCCTATGGTAGTACTATACCAGTACCCCTTAATCTTGTCAAGCCCAGCCCCCGCAGGGGGAATTGGGTTATTGCTATATAGGTATTATCCCTATTCCGCCTTATCAGGCGGCTGGTTAATTTATATGTACCCTTTTTATCTTAAACCGCAGACCCCCCCCACCCTGGGAGTATATGGGATTACGCCTTCCCCTTATGATTTGTATTACCCGTAAAGGTGGCACGGGTCTGGAAGGATACCGCTACCTCATTAGCACGGAATGCCATTTGGCATTGCTTACCCGTATTCAGTCCTGAACTTGCACGCCAATACTTTGCATACTTATCCCTATCCTCTTGGGAATTGAACTTTAGCACTTGCACCGATGCTTGTTTGCCCTCTCCTGCACTTGTACCGAAATAGCGAACCTCGGTTTCCTCCGAACAATCGGGGCAATGGGTTGACAAACCACCAACGATCCGCTTTGCCTTGCTTCGCGGATCAAACTCGCCACCACATTCCGTGCATTCTCTCATCATAGTACCATCCTACCACAGGATCGGTGCCCTGTCAAGCACCTTTTTTAGCCTGTATTTACGGGGGTTTAGCGATGCCCATTGACACACCACTATATATTGTGGTATAATGGCGGAAATACCACTCCCCGCTGTATCCGCTGCATCAATCCTATTATACTCTATACCGCGCTATACAACATACACACTCCACCATTAATCCCCCTTGTGTGTCTATTCCGCTTTTTCCCTCATATATTCATCAAACGTCATCTTGAATGCATTAACATTGGTTTCTTTATACCATTGGTCACAATGCAAATCGTTTGCCCATTCAACCTGATAGGTCAAATCATTATAGGATAACTTTTTCTTTTTGATCACGCCAAGGATATGGTCATCATCCATATTGACGCCCATCACCAGATCACCAATCTTATGATTTGACATTTGCCACAACCTCAAACATATTCTTTAGATGCAGGATTTCATCTGCTAGATAATAATTGAAACCTTCTCTATTTATCCACTTGACTTTGTATCTTGTATAGAGATCCGTTTCTACTGCTACTATTATTCCCAAGTTTGGATCATCAAAGCCACTATAAGAGCGATGAACGAAATGGTAATAAACCATATCACCTATTTTGTGTTCTATGCTCATTTTTATTTTCTAGTGACTCCTGCAAGATTTTCTTGTATACCGTAATCGAATAGTAGTTATATGCTTTTGGTAATCCCTTGCACCAATCTACCCAACACTCATATAATGGTTTATGGATTATCTTTGTTATCACTCCAAGATCATTTCGGATCCTGTCATAAACCAGTTCGCCAACCTTATGATCTGTAGGTATTCCCATATGCTCTCTCATATGCGTTTGTATAGATTACGATGCCTTTACGATCATACCATTGTTTGATATATTGATCTCTACCAATCCATTCTACCAAATAGAGTCCAGGTTCGTCAACCTTTATTATTATCCCAAGATTTTCTTTTTCCTGCTCTCCACCATAGGAATAGAAATAACCCAACACAAGATCACCTACTTTGTGTTCTATGTTCATCCATATATTCCTGTAGGTGTTTCTTGTATACCTTTATTGATTCATCACTTTCGATTGAGATATCTTCTTCTAAGATTGGATTTAGCCAATAAACATCATATATGCCATCCCTTTTCTTTTTCTGGATGATCCCAAGAACTTCACTAAATTTGGGATGTGCAACTAATACAAGATCACCTACTTGATGCTTGCTCATATGTATCCAGTTGGACTTTTAATCCAGTTATCTCTTGCTCGGTAAAATGCTGAATCATCCCACCATTGCCCACCCATTCAACTTGGTATGGACATTCATTGAGATATCCTCTTAGGCTTGCATCTACCATATCTTTTACTTCTGTGATGCTTCGTATCTTTGTTATGATCCCTAATCCGTGCCTATCATAATATACCAGATCACCTACTTTGTGATTCACGATTTAGCGCCTCTTTAAAATACGAGATCTCATTATCCTGAAACGCACTTCTGATGGCTTCATTTCCTTCGGAACACCATTCAACGTGATACCAGTTAACACGGAAATCCCTATCTATCTTTGTTATGATCCCTAAACTACCAGCAAGAACAAGATCACCAACGTTGTGATTGCTCATTTAGGATTTCCTTTAACTGTCGGATCTGTGTTTCATCGTATGTATACACTTCTTGATCGTTGATCCACATAACTTCGTATCGGCAGAACTGCCTATTAGGATTTTCTTTTATTATCATCCCCAAGCCAATATTTCTGTAGTAGACCAAATCACCGATGTTGTGTTCGGACATAGTTCCTATACTTCTTTCTGTATCCTTCAACGAATTCGGTTGCATATTCTGCCATTCCTCCACCATCTGCCCAATCAATTCTATAAAACCATCTGTTGCCCGCACCATCCTTTCGGTACTTTGCAGAGATGATACCAATTGCTTCAAATGGCTGATTGGTGTTATCATCCCAATCGTTTGCCATCACAATATCACCGACGTTGATTCCTTTTGAGTTCTGCATTTAGCAAATCCTTGAGATAGTCAATTGATTCCGATGTAAGTCCGTGAATGCCCGTTGATGCTTCTCCGCTACTCCATTCCACATCATAGAGTATTCCATTTTCTTCATCTTCACGGATTCGCTTTATGACTCCAATAGCTTCGCTGATATCATCATATATCAAATCACCGACTTTGTGATCCATTTTCTTTCCTTAAATGGTTTTGTAGATTGCTTTTCATACCATCAATGACGGCAGCGGAATGACGACCAGTTTTGCCATTTGCATATTCAATGATATAAATCATTCGGTAACGAGGCAAACTCTCCTTATCATCATCCGTGATCTTTGTGATGATGCCAATGCTTTTGCCATCAAGCTGGTAAACAAGATCACCGATTTTGTGTTCCGTCATTCCCTAATACCTCTTGCAAATCTCTTTTAAACCAACCAATAGCCTGACCAGAAAACTCTGTCATTACTAATTTCTGATAAAGCACATCGTTGTCATTCAACCATTCAATCCAATAAGTATCTTTCCTTGGAAAGCACTTGGTTATAATGCCAATTGAAGGTTGGTTTTCTTCTGCGAATACTCTCTTGTTTGCTTTGTAATAAACAAGATCACCAACTTTATGTTTCATATATCTTCACCGCGCAATTTCATTCGCAGGAACATCTTGAGAGTGTCAATACCTTTGCTTTCGTACCATCTACCATCTGCGTACCAACCAGCGGCTTCGCCCATCCACATAACGTGATGCTTCCTGTATAGAATCGTATCTTCAATCTTGGAAATATAACCAAGACCAAATGAATTGCTATACACAGGGTCGCCTACTTGGTGCATTTACCTAACCTGCGTTGGTGGAATCTCACCAAGATAAATTTGTAGATCCCGCTTGGATTCATCAACAAATTGTTCTTCCAACCAAGAGGATTCAATTTCTTCGGAAAGAAACCAAGTGATTACATAAAATGTTTCGTCTAACTTTTTATCGTAATTGATATCGGAAACATAACCAAACACTCCATCTTTCAGCCAAAATACAGGATCACCGATTTGATGCTTCGCGTTCATAGAAAGCCTCTAAATGTCTCTTACCTTCTTCAATCATTTCTTCTGTGTAAAAGAACCTATTGCCAGTTGAACTATGGCAAACTGAATATTTGAATTTAGCCGACCCATGTAAACCATTTGGAAAATAACCAACGATAATAGCAATTTCGTGGGCAGATTGCGACCAAATAAGATCACCGATTTTGTGATTCATAGTAAGTCCAGAGGTCACTTTTCATTTCCTCGATACTTTCTGAGGAATACCAATTATCTTGTCCGTCGTTCCATTCGACAAAATAGGCTTTTGTGCCAATCATTATTCCGTCATCAACCTTTTTGATAATTCCAAGGTATTGGTATCTTCTCTCATAAGTCCTAAGAACCATCAAAACAAGTTCGCCCACCTTATGCTCGACCATACGATCAGTCTAACATAGGTGGGCTTTGAAGTCAAGAACTTGTTTGCTACTTGCCAAATAACTTTGTCAGTCTCTCACGCAAATCCTGAAGATCCCTGCCGTGGTATTCACCAACAGGCGCTGCTCCAGTTTCTAATACATCTAAATCCTGGTTAATAGCCTTAATCACTTGCCTTGTAGCATCATCTTTTTCCTGCGAACAACAATTAGCGCAACCCATTTTTAGTCTCCTTTACAGATTAAGCAACTACAAGTCTTATTGCTATCACTATCGGTTTTCTCTACAAACATCTTACGAATTTCATGGAAATAAAAATCTGCATCTTCCATGCGAACTTTGTTTTCGTAAGCAGAAAGATAATCAGTATCTTTCACAAACCCTTTCATTTCCTTTTTGTATGCTTTAAACTCCGAAAGCAGAAGATCCCCAACCTTCTTTACGGCATCTTGGAAGCCCTTATCATAATCTTTACTCATTTTCATGCTCCTTCATAATCTTCAAGAAACTATCTTCGCCATGATCACCAGAATAAAGATAATCAATCTCTCTCATTGCTTGTGCGATTTTACGCATCTGCTCGACCTTTGCCTTTAAAATCACAAGAGTTTCATCACTAAAATCTCGTGAATACCCATAATCATTTGGCTTTCTGTTATTCTGGATTTCGTTTTCAAGTTCATCAGCGAATTGAAACACACGGTAATAGATATAATTGTTATCGCAGAAATGTCCACCACTCATCTTACATCACTCTCCAATTGTCCGTTCTTGATAAGCCAAGGAATGTTAATATCGTCCTCTCCGTCCCTTCCAGAATCATAACCATCAAGATAAAAGAAATCTGCTACCATTTTCTTTTTATAAATCTTTGTGATAACGATAAGATAATCTTCTGGATTGGCTCCTTTTAGATCCAATTTAGTTTCTAATATTCTCCAGACTTGTCCTACTTTAACCATTTATCCACTCACCAGCGTTGAATATTTAACGAAAGATGCAAGCGAACAATTACTATCTATATCATAGTCAACGATATAATAAAAAATCCAATCGTGACTTACTGGATGGTCTGTCCTTACCATTGTTATAAGCAGGGTTTTATTATGCTCGTCTTTCCACAATTCACCAGGAATTGGAATTCTCATACATCACTCACCAAATCATATGTATTATGAAAGTCTCGTTCAAAACACCAACCAGTCTTATCTTTATGGATATACTGATATCCAATAACCTGTTCTGTGATTCGATTGATCAATACAAAATAATCCTGTTCATCGTTGGGTCTTGGCTTAAACTTCCAAATCTGCCCAATCTTGATTTTTACACGATCCGCCATTCACGCTTCCATACCTGCTCGGCATCATCTGCCCAACCAAGACTCCAATTCCACTTTACATCAGTCACCACATTAACTATTTTATAGCAACGCTCACAAGGATTTTCTAAGATTATATAAAACCTATGATCAGTCCAAGGCATATCTAATCTTTCAACTACATCGCCAACTTTTGGTAATTCCATACATCAAATCCTCAATTTCATTTTTCATTCGTCTAATATCTTTCAAACCATAACAATCACCAAAACTACCATCTGACCAACCAACCTTGAAAAGCCCTTCTGGTCTTTTTGGTACTTCTATGATTATTCCAACAATGTGAATTGCAGTAGACATATCAAAACGTATAACCATATCACCAACATAATGTCCAAGCATTATCCACTAACCAGTTCGTAACATTTCTTAAATTCAAATTGCTGTTTGTAATCCCAAGTTGTTTGTCCAGTTTTTAAGATATAGTAATCAACTTTATGCCCATTGCTCGTAATTTTAGTTATGAAGATGTAGTTTTCTTCATTATCATAATTGCAACGCCAAATCTGTCCAACCTTGGGTTCCATTCTTTTATCCTATCACAAGCGGGCTTCAAAGTCAACAAAAAAATAGCCAGTTACCAAAATGAATTGGCAACTGGCTTATTGGCGGAAACGGAAGGATTTGAACCTTCGGTAGATTGTTACACCTACGGCGGTTTAGCAAACCGCTAGTTTAAGCCTCTCACTCACGTTTCCTAAACTTGCGATGGCTTATCAGGACGCTTTGGACAAAAGTTGCAACGATGATCGTCGCATTTGTTTTCTAACCACACATCACAATCAATGCAGAAATAAGCATCGTATTCATAATTATGGTCTGTCCTGTGCAGACTATTACTTTTACACGGCATCCTTTTTCTTCTTTATCCTCTTGCTGTTCTTCATTTCAAGTTCAGCGGAGAAATCAAAAACACTCTTAAGCGTTGTAGGCTTTACCTCAATAGTAACAATCTCGCAATCAATAAGAATGTTGCTGGGAGTAAAGAATTCTCCCGCGTTGAATCGGTAACGCCCATTCTTCCAAGTCTTGATCTTATAACGATTAAGATAACTTGTTAACCAAATCTGTGCAGACCTAATATTATAGAAGGTTCTGCCGATATCTTCCACAAACCAAGGATATCGCGGGGTTCCGCAAATATACTTGCCATCGGTCTTTCTGCGGATCATATAAATATTAGCCATTATATTTCCTCTCGCTGCCCATCAGCGTTAATACCATACTACCACGGCAGGGGCAGCGTGTCAAGGGTTTAATTGTCGGTTGCGGGGAATTAAGTTGCGGGCGGCTGGAAACCGCATTTGAATAACACCGTGATATAAAAATTGGTGGGATAGGCAGGAATCGAACCTGCGCTCTAAACCTTATCAGGGTTTTGTTTTACCATTAAACTACTATCCCATAAATAGTGTTTGGAAGATAATACGAAGGCGGGTAGGTAAAGAACCCGCAATGGGTTTCCAATCCACAGCCATTATCTTTTCGGGGCAACCTCTCTTCGCGGGTTGCAGACTTAGTTGCGATTCATATTTTATCCGTTGGTCTTGCAGCGGAAAGGGGTTCATCTGCAACGGGGAACACCTCTCTTTGATATTCACCTATCCAAACGCTAACTATAAAATACTTTTGACGGCTTCTCTGGTCTTTGTTTACAGAATAGGCAAAGGGGATCTTCGCACTTATCTTCTAACCAGAAATCACATTTTTTGCAATAATACGCAGCATAGAAATCATCATATTCCATGAATTCGGTATGATACGTTTTATCGTGCGGATATGGTAGCTTCATGTTATTTCTTGTAACATTCTAATCCAACCAATCCAGATACTTGGTCAACTCCTAAAACCATGCAACCATATTGGTGTGAATTGCTTCTATCCCATAATAAATATGAGACACATCCAGAAACAAGAACAGCAAATACAATTGTGCTAATCATAAATGCCTTGCTTCCTGAATCTTTCTTTGTTGCTCTCTCCTTTCCCTTTTGATTTGCTTTAGCCATCGCTATTACCTCCATAAAGTAAATAGGAGGCTATTAGGGGAAAGGATGCAAACTGGCAATGGGATTTGAACCCACATCTTTGCTGCCGCAACGCTTTTCCGTTAATCTACACCAGTTTGCAAAAAAGGATTCTGGCTTTTTCTACAACAGGATATGCCAGAGAACCTGTAGTTCGCTCAACAATAATTTCCATCGGATTTGGAAACCACAGACCTTGTGTTTATTGCTGTAGTGTAGATTGGTGGGCAAAGTCGGAATCGAACCGACACTCCTTTGCAGGAAACAGATTTTGAGTCTGTCGCGGCTACCTGTTACGCCATTCGCCCATACAACAATTGGAGCCTATTGCCCGAATCGAACGGGCGACCTCATCATTACAAGTGACGTGCTCTACCAACTGAGCTAAATAGGCTTAAAAATTGGGGCGGTTGCTTTATGGAACAACCCACGGGCGCAACCACCAAAGCCCAAACGATATCTAACCGTTCTAACTAATTAGCCACGCTTATTCGTAACGCGCAACTGGCGGATAAACAGCGAACGGGGACGAGGGGCAAAACCGCTAGCCTTAACCTCACGAAGATAATTGCGAGCATCGGAGCGAGTAGTGAAAACTTCCTCTCGCATCACGAAACTGCCACCATCTGCATCCGAACGCTCAACCACAGCCCACAGCGAATTAGCGATCTTCATTTGCTTACTTCTCTCTGCTGGAATATCCAGCGGTTAGGGATGGGAGACATTCCCATCGAATTACAACTTACGAAACAACAGAGGTATCAACGATATTTTCGAGATCCTTCGCACCACGGCGGAAATACTCTTTGCCACCGTCAACAAAGATTTCACCACACTTGCAAGAAACAAAATCGTGGCGATGTTTGCTTTCGATTTCGACAAGGCACTTCTTGCACTTAGCGGAATTACGAACGATCTTCATTTGTTGCCTCCTGATTGCAGATTGGTGGGTGATGAAGGAATTGCACCTACTCGGATCACAAAGGACTTCAGTTTTACAGACTGACCCGCCTACTTTAACGGTCTAATCACCCATGTTAGAAATTAGTGGCAGAGGGTAAAGGATTTGAACCTTTGATACCCGTTAGGGTATATCAGTTTTCAAGACTGACTGTTTCAACCGCTCACACAACCCTCTGCAAAACAAAAAGCCCCATGCCAAATTATTCCTTCTTAGGAGTCAGGCAGTAATGGCGTTGCAAACAAGGAACCATTACACTTAGTAAATTGGCGATCCCGGTAGGATTCGAACCTACGTTACTCTGTTTAGAAGACAGATGCCTGATCCAACTAGACTACGGGACCGTAAAAACAAATTGGTTGGGAAGGTAAGAATTGAACTCACATTCACGCTTTCAAAGAGCGATGTCCTGCCATTAGACGACTTCCCAATAAAACATTATGCGGGGTTGGTTTCTCGACCCAACCACTATCTGCGCTTCAATCATTATGCCATCTCAGTAAAGGAATTCAAGGTTCCTCACTTGACTGGGTGTTCGCAGCAGAGTTGAACACCTATAATTGGTATACCCGCATAGTCCTTGCGTAATTGGTGACTCGTAAGAGAATTGAACTCTTGTTTGGAGATTGAAAGTCTCCCGTCCTAACCATTAGACGAACGAGCCATGATACTTAAATAGTCTTGCTTTGAAAATTGGTGAGGAAGGTGGGACTCGAACCCACAACTAATAGCTTAAAAGGCTACTACTCTAACCATTGAGTTACTTCCCCATGTATTGCATAAATTGGCTGGTCAGGTAGGAATCGAACCTACGCTATGCGAGTTAACAGCTCGCTGCCTTGCCGCTTGGCTACTGACCAATAAATATCCGATTGATTGTTTATCGGCTCAATCGGAAAAGCCTGTCGCCTCATAGAGCGATCTTTTCTTAATTGGTGGGGAAAGTCGGAATCGAACCGACAAGGGATTGCTCCCGGCAGATTTTAAGTCTGCTGTGTTTACCTATTTCACCATATCCCCATAAAGTTGGTGCGCCCGCTAGGAGTCGAACCTAGTCTAGGCGGTCATCTACCGCAAAGCGATTATAAGTCGCTCTCGCAATCCGATGCACGGGCGCATTAACAATTACTACAATATCACGGTGTTATTCATTTGTTAAAGAACTTGCGGGGGTTTTTCACAACAACCACCGCCTCTCAACCTTACCCACTCAGTCTACCACACGCGAGCGGGCTTGTCAAGCACTCTTTTTTTCTTTCGTTCGTCGGTGCGCCTCTCACTCAGCGCCACCGACAAGAACCATTCTAGCAGACCCGCGAGCCGTTGTCAAGCGCCGCGTTTCACTTTTTTTGCTGGGGTTTTGTCGTTCAACCACCACACACACTCACCAGCGTTAGAGACATACTATCACGGAGCGAAGGGGTTGTCAAGCCCTAGTTTTAGTCCTTTTCTTTTTAATTGAGGGCAAGAATTGCATGACGAGTGCCGTTTTTAAAAACGTATCGCTTCTTGAGATCGGGGAACATCTTTAAGGCAACATCAATAACTTTCGACATTGTAGCCTGTCCATTAAAATTAAACCCAATCTGCTTTCTGTTTTTATAAACATCTGCCCTAAGAACTTTTTTACCTTGCTGTTTTGCAATGTACCTGTAAAGTTTCTTTGCTGATTCTTTCTTTGAGTTATAATCAACTTGCTTTTCGATATCTTCCTCTTTTGAGCCAATTTGTTTAGAAAGTCTCAAAAGTTTTAAATAATTTTCAACAGATTCAACATCATTCATATCAACTTCAATATTAATATTTGTCATCATCATTTTATTCTCCAGTTAAATCCTAGTTTTGTCTCCAAAGCAGTTTAGCCCTTGCTTCCTTTTCAAGATAAAAGATCCTATCCTCAGTTAAAGTATAGTTACCAGTTGAATCGTGCATCAATTCGCACTTCCATCTTTCACGCGAAAAAGGCTTGAGCAATAAGATTACTCTTTTTGCTTTAGCATTTTCAGCGCAATCATAATTAAATTCTACAATGTCACCAACTTGGAATCGCATTTAATCACCAACTTGACCTGTAATAAAGATGATCCTCGTCCACAACATCTAGCATCTTCTCAAACTTTTCAATTGATTCGTGGACATCTTGCATAAACCACTTGTCATATTCATCCGAACCAAAGAAGAATCCACTAGTTGCTGGCAATAACACTTGCGCTGAAAGCGGAGCCTGTTTAACTGCCTTGAGGATATAGATAATCTGCTCCAAATCCTCCCTTGTAATCCTTCTGGAGTTCTCGCAATTATCAACTCCATCTTGCAGGTTTTTCACAAACCAACCGTGAAGCGCATTGAACTTTCGCCAATACGCAACCTCGTTGCCATATTGGTCGTGGATATACATATCAAGACCCATTACTCAATTACCACCTTTGCCTTCACAACCTCAAACTTATCGTCAACAGCAAACATATTCAAATCACCAGTTTCTATGTTCACACAATATAGTGTATCGCAATCTCCAGCATTAAGCAGAGTATCATCAGTTGCGATATAATAATCGCCTCCGTTTCGGAACACTTCTCCAAACTCGATTTCACTAAGTTTCTTATAACTCTTACACTTCTTTGTTTCAACCTTCATTAGAAATCTCCCAAAACATTCAGTTTGTCTTTATCCTCTGGACCCTCTTTGCGAACTTCACACCAACCAGAGTAATATCCATTTGACGAATTGCGAAACTCAATCGTGCAATAACCACGATCAGTCTTGAATTTCAGCATATCAATCTGGATAACAGAGTATCCATCTTCACCATTCTTACGTTCAAGGTGAACATATTCAAATTCGTTGAGCGTTGCATTTTGCAATACATCGCCGCTGTCACAATGCTGATACCAAGAATATGAGCAGCAATCACCAACGGCGTCAAGTTTATACCATTCGCCATTAACGATCCAATGCATCACGGTCTTGGTATTGTCAATATATGCAGCGTTTATATGCTTGCCAACGAATTCGTCTAAGTGCATAGATCAATCCTCCACAACATCAATATCGTTCACGTTGTCGGTAACGATATGCCCCTCATCATTCTCCAAAACAACGATCTCATCACAATTCTTAGAATAGGCAATAACCTCATAAATGCTAAGGTTAGCCTCGCTGATCCTTACCTTCGTTCCAATAGGTAAATCCTTAGCCTTCTTCCAAAGACGCTTTCCAGCATTATCAATCAGGCTTCCAAGATGCTCCTCAATATCGCTAAGACGAGCATTTAGGCTATCCAGTTTTTCCAGAATACGATCATAAGAATCCTTAGCCATTACTTAACCTCCCTAACTACCACCATTGCATTACACTCACAACGATTATACTTGGTTGAATAAACCGCATTAGGGGCGCAAGCAGCGGCACACTTATTATAGAAAGAGTTGCTCTCCATTTCCTTCAATTGCTCGTTGGTCTTATTTGCGCTATACCCAAGAGCAAGAAGCACAATCACAACCAAGCCAATAAAGCAACCAAGAGCAACCATAGCCGTATCGTAAAACTTTTCCTTAGTCATCCTTTTTGTCCTTTGAGTGGTACATCACGGGTACACACCATTCGCAAAGATCCATACCTTTTACAATTTCTACACCAACTGCGTATCCGCTATCTTTCAGCGCATAGAACCCATAGTCAAACGTGGGATCATCGTGCTTGAAGAATTCGTCATATTCGACCTCCCCCTTACACTTGATGCAAGTAAATGTGTTTGGCGCTTCCGCCGCAATAGCATTTGCGGCGGCTGGTAACTCATATGGATCAATCAAAGAAACCTCCAACCATAAATTGCCTTAATATCTGTGGATTGATAATGGGCGTTTCGATTCAGATCATTTAACACAGTTCGGCAACCATACTCGCAATCGTTATGCTCGCCAACAGCAACAAGCTTGAAGGCAAAGCGATTAAGATAATGCCTCTGTGGAACAACGGCAGCAATCATATAAATTAGCAGCTTGAAACCATTTTCATTAGCACCATCAACCGACTTTCCACAATAGGTTTCGTTGGCAACTAACTTGCCAACGTGCTTTGCATACTTTTTGTACGCAGATGAATTGGACTTATAATCACGATTCCTCAAACTCTC